TTACGGAAGCCAGGAGAAGTACGTTGAGGAACACGCCGCGAGAGCCCGAAAGGCCAGCAAGTGGGGCAAGGGGAAGAGTCCGTATCAGGCCCAGTCTTACAAGCTTGACCATATCAGCCGGATGGAGGCCGCTTATATTATCCTGCTTTCCCAGCAGGAGGATTATCAGGAGATGCTGCGCCTGAAAGGGTTTACGCAGGACGTACTGGAAGCCCTGGAGGTGTTTGCAGGGAAAGACGTGATGGAGTTTTCCCGCGCCCTCCGGGAGAAGCTGAACGAGCGCGGTCAGGAGGTGAAGGAGGTGACCGAGAGCCGTTACGGCGCCCCTTTCCCGATGATAGAGAATTATTTCCGGGCGTTTTTCGACGTGGGCATTGAGGCGATTGACCAGTCCATCATGGACGCGGCTTCTTATGGGGACGCGGCCACGGGCGGGAAGTTCGGGCTTATCCACGCCCGGAAGAAACATCATGCCAGTCTTGATTTGAGTATTGACGTGCTGACGGCTTATTACGCCGCCATGAATGAACAGGATGTTTACCTGTATGGCTCGGAAATCAGCCGGGATATGCGCGCCCTTATTAATTACCGCGGCGAAAACGGGACGCGGGGCGCGCGCGTTCTGGAGAAGGTTATTGGACGGGACGCGCTTAATAAGCTGCTGGTCTGGTGCGATTCCTTCGACAAGGGGATGGCGGGGAATGTCCGCGGGTTTCTGGAGATGCAGAAGAGCCTGAACCGCATCAGTTCCGCGGCGGCCATTACCCTGCTGCCGGGCCGCGTGGGCACGTGGCTCAAGCAGTCCACCGCCCTGATTAACGCGGCTTTCAGCTCGGATGAGATTGATCCCCATGAATGGGCCGCCAGCATGGCCCGCATGGCGGCGGGCAAGCTGGCGCTTTCCCCGCGCGAGTTGATGAAGCGGGCCGCCCTGGACGCCAGAGACGCGACGGAGACGGCCGTCATCCGGGAGGCGATGAGCGCGGACGAGGCGGGCCGGGCCGCCTCCGGCGCATGGAAGAGGCTGAACGTGAAAGGGATGAACATGCTGACCCGGACGGACGCCGGCCTGAATGCCGTGAGTTCCGCCATTCTTTATGACGCCGTTTACCGGAAGGAGATGAAGAGGAACCCCGGATTAAGCAGGGAGGAGGCGGACAGGCGCGCCATGATGGAGGTGGAGCTTTCCCTTTCCCGCAAGGCCCAGCCTATGACGCCCCAGCAGCGGTCCCTGGCGGCGCAGACGCGCTCCGTCTGGAATGTCGGCATGCTTTTCCTGGGGGGTGAGAGCATCAATACTTTTGCGGAGACTGTTGCCCTCTGGAAGCAGGGTGGGATGAAGAATAAGGCGAAGTCCGTCAGCATGTTTTACGCCCACGGCCTTCTGCTGGCGGCCATGAGCGCCATGCTTAATTTTTTCACGGATGATGAAAGACGCCGCAAACGCCGGGAATGGTGGCACATTTTTATTGACGCTATCCAGGGTCCCCTGCAGGGGATCCCCTTCTGGGGCGCGCTGGCGGGCGGAGCTGTCCGCGGCATGTCTTCCCTGTGCGGCTGCCGCTATTACGAGGCTACCACTTCCCTTGTTCCGTTCGCTTCCTGGGATAACCTGGAACGGGCCGGAAAAGATCTCGCCAAACTTTTTGACGGGAAGGATAAAGATTGGGTGGATTTTCCGCTGGCTTTCATGGGCGCCCTGCGCATGGCCGCTTTCGGCGCGGCCCTGGGCGGAGCTTCCACGCCTAAAGGGGCCAGGTTCAAAGCCGCCGCCTTTTCCGCCGCCGCTTTCGTCAACCTGACCGAGTTCCTCCTTCGCGCCATGAAAGGACTCCCTTTAAGATTGGAAGGGAAGTGAGATTGATTTGAGCAACATCATTACTAATGATGTTGCTTAAAATGGAGCAGACTTGGATAAGTGGGCCGGGAACCGGAAGTAGCTAAAGTATTTAATTGGAGTGTTTTTTCCAAAATAATTTTATGATGCCTCTTTGAATAAGAAAGGCTGGAAGCAAATTAAGAATAACTACTCCTATTTCATTCAATGAAAGAAAAAAGAAGATTGTTTGTTTATTTATGGTTTTATAATCCATGTTTTCTGGACGGAAGTATTCAAAAACGAAAAGGATGTTCCCGGGAAGAGTATATGTGTTGGTAATAAGTTGGTAAGCATGCCAACAACCTGAAACAAGAACCCAAGCAATAGCTAGGATAATGAAGGATGCGAACCAACCAGGCTTCTTTTTTTCTTCTGGAGTAGCAGAATCGTTCATAGACATGCCCGTACGCTATCCATTTTTTGGACAAAGAACAACAAAAAAGCCCCTGACCCGGAGGCCAAGGGCTGAACAGGAGCACTTTTCTGGGAGGATGCTACTGTACACGGCTGTAATGGCAATAAAAAACCGCCCACGTTTCCCAACGTGGACGGCTAGCGGAAAATAAAAAAGATGATTTACCTATAGCACATTTACCCGGTGCGTCAAGCTTTCTCCCACCTGTCCAGGGTTTCCACATAGATGCCGGAGATTTTACCGCCGTCCATGGGTTCGATGTCTCCGAAGTCGGGATTGAGTGGATGTAATACGTATTCCATTTTTCCGGTTTCCGGGTTTTTCCTGCGGACCAGTTTTTTGAGTGTCACGCCGCGTTCATCATGGTATTGAACAATGGTTCCAGGTTTGGGGATGGGGGGGATGGTGTATTTTTTCATGATGACCACGGAGCTGTCCGGAATGGAAGGTTCCATAGAGTGACCGTTCACGCGCAGCAGGTATTCCCCTTTTTCCAGTTCACGGTATAACCAGATGTCCTGCGGGATGGTGTCTCCATCCGCCAGATTGCCGGCGGCAATGTTGCCGATGATTCGTCCCTGAGCCTCCAAGGGAGGGGCTGTGAATGTTTCTACCGGGGTAAACTTCTTGCGGGCTGCCTCTTTTTCTTTGGCGGCATTTTGAATAGCGGTATTGACGAATTCCAGGAAGGTTTCTTTGTGGGCTTTAGCGGCCTCACAGATAATGTCCCATTCTTCATCTGTGAAGTCGATGACGATGCGGGGAGAGGATTCGGCTTCTCCGTTCATAAGACGCTGAATAACAAGGATAGCCTTTGCGGGAATATTGATGGATGACGAAAGCCAATTATCTACCTGACGCTTGGAAACTCCACATTGGTTAGCGAGCCATTCTCTGTCTCTACCAATAACCTTGAGCCATTTTTTTACGTCTTCTTTTGTTGTCGTCATGCATTGATATTACAGCATTTTGCTGATATGTCAACACCTTGTTACCTAGCAATTTCAGTATTATGCTGAAAATATATCTTGAAATATTCAGTTATACGCTGTAATTTGAGGCCATCAGTTACGGAAATAGATGAAAACAGAAATCGACTTAGACAAATTACCGGACGGCTGCAAGAGCCATCTGCTGGCCGAAGCGGAAGAAGGATTGAAGCCTTCGGAAGCTATTATCCACATCATTGAACGAGAATCATTCCGCAGGGGATTCCGTGTTCACCTGACCACGGCTAGCAACCTTCCCCGCCCGAAGAACCCCAAGAAGCCGGCAGCATGAATATGAACGAACACATTCAATACCTGGCAGATCATGCGGCATTTCTTTGCAGCTTGAGCCGTCTGTCCAACCAGACTGATGAGATGAAAAAACTCATGAAGAGCAGCGCAGAAGCCGCACTCAAGGCAGCCGGAACCATCCTGTCCATGATGGAGGATGAAGAAAGGAAGTCCAGCAACCCCGAACCCAAGAAGCCGGCGGCATGAAAATATTTACCGTTCAGACCGAAATCTACGGCTCCATTATGGAACGAGGCAAGAATGGCATTGTTATCGGTTCCAATTACGAACCTGTTACCGTCCTGGAGGAACTCGAAGAAGTACCGTCCTTGGAAGGAACACTGTTGGTTTTTGCAGAAGGGCTGTGGTTCAAGCTGGCAGTTCGCCGTCATGAGCTTTCCGCCGAAGTTCATTCAAGACTTTTTGATAGTCGGAGTCGCTCAGGCAAATCCGCGCTGAATAACGTCCATCAGGAGTTGCCAGAACAAGAGAGTAGTCATCCGAGTACAGATCCTTGCTCATGCTGACGATATAGTCTGTGTTGATTAGCTTCATTGCTAAATCACCGTTAATTTCAATTAAGCCCATAAGTTCAATATAACAGCCTACTGGAAAGAAACAATCATGATTATCGAATACGACGACGAAGGCCGGTGCATCCGGGTGGACGGGGAACCTATTTCCTACGGCGTCGCGGTTGGACTCCTGGAGCAGATAGAGCAGGCCATCGACGAGTGGGATTTTGACCACGCCCCCCAGTGCGACAACCCCGACGGACACTACGACGACTGAACCATGGAAGAAGATCTAATCGAAGAATTGAAGCTGCTCGGCTGGCACGAGCTTTAACAATGAAAATATTATGACCTACCCTGAATCAGAGTTTTACGACTGCAAGACCCTAGCCCTGATGTACGATTCCGACCGGGATGTGATCAAGCGAACCGTCCATGAGTTGAAGGACAAGGGGCATGTGATCGAGATCCTGTACTGGGGCAAGCAGGGGAAGATGAAGGTGCACGGCAAGCAGTTCCGCCGGGCGTTACTCCGAGAATACGGAGAAGGAGGAATGAACAAATGAATACCTTTTTCAAGTTCTTGGGGGCCTGCTCCTTTGGTCTTTCCGCTGCGTGCCTGTTCTGGCTGGCGGTAGAGCTGGATAACGCCGAGCTGCAGGCCGGCAAGAGCCCGCATTCCGGGTTTTGCCCGGAGTCTCCCACTCCCATGAAAGCTTTTGACGGCTTGGAAAAACCGTCCCGCCCTCACGGCATGAGGAAACGCAATAACCAATAGAATACCAATACAATGGACAATACCGAAGAAAAGAATGCGCAGTCCTGCACGCCGGACGAAGCCTGCTGCTGCGATGCTGCTGCATCCACAAAAGAAGAAATCAGCGCCGCGCTTGATAACCTTGTTGATTTGATTAAGCGTTACGATGGGCGCGCTATTTTTTCCGCCTTTTTGGAGGTCCCGGAAGAAAGAAAAACTCGGCACATATTAGAATCCTCCAGCTCCGTTTTTCAGTCTGAGAGAATGAATTTCAAAGTTTACGGGTGGACGAGCGCTTTCGGCTATCTTCTCAAAGCAGGCGAATGCTTTGAGGGCAATGTAAAAACTATGGGAGAAGCCGTCCGTTTGTTCCTTGAACAACAGAAAAAAACGAAAATGAAGGATCGGATGAATCCCATTGCCGCCATACTCGGAATCGCTGGTTGCGAGTGCGAGGAATGCGAAGACTGATTCGTCATCTATTATTAACTATTAGATCATCAATATTATGAGTGAAGTAACTAAACGACAGGTACCCGGAGATGTCTTTTTCGGAGGACTTTCCGAGATTAACGAAGGGGCTCTTTTGGAAGCCCTGGACACCAAGATGACTAGCCTTGTTTCCGCCGTACTGGAAACCGGCAACAACGGCTCCCTGACCCTCAAGCTTAACGTGAAGCGCAAGGGCGGCGTGAATCAGGTGGTGATTGAACCGAAGGTTACGGCCAGCATCCCGGATCCGACGATTGCCCCGCGCATTATGTTTGCCGATACCTCCGGCGCCCTGCATACGGACGACCCCGCCCAGGGGAAACTGGACCTGGATGCTCCTGTGAAGGTGACATTCCCAGCTGCTGCCGATGTTGATGTCGCCGACACTCCCAAGAAGGTGAAGCAGGCTTAAGTTTTCCAACAACCCTGTATAACAACATAAACATTATAGAATTAAATTATATGGATAACTTGAACGAAGAAATTCTGGCAGCCGTCCGCGTGCAGGAAGTGGCGAATGGTCATGCTGCCGTCGTGCCGAATGGATACACCCTGTATCATCTGGATTGCCTGGGCAATACGCCCCCTCGCAAGGCCGGCAGTGTTCAGCTGCTGGACCTGGAAACGCTGGCAGATTTCGTGAAGGCGGAAGATGCCGAAAATGGCGTCAAGAGCGTGATTTACGTGAGCGACAGAGAAGTAAACGCCGTGCTCAATTATTATTCCCCCGATGGTAATGGATGGGGGGACCACCAAGCCACTATGCAGCTCAACAAGACGGTGGAGTGGGAGAATTGGACCAAATACGACGGACAAGCTATGTCTCAAAAGGATTTTGTTGAATTCCTTGAAGAGAACAGCAAGGACGTGATGGAGCCCACCCCGTCTGCAATGCTCACGTTGGCGAGCAAGTTCGACATGCACCGCAAGGTGGAGTTTAAGTCTGCCTACCGGGCATCCGACGGCGAAACGAAGCTGACTTATAACGAAACGGTGGATTCCAAGAGCGGCGAACTGAATGTTCCTACCGAGTTCACGATTGCGATTCCGGTTATCCGGGGCGCCGAAGGAGATACCACGTATCAAATCAAGGTGCGCCTGCGTGTGCGCCTGGCTGACGGGAAGCTGTATTTTGTGTACCAGCTTGTCCGCGCGGACATCCCGGAACGCAATGCGATTAAGGATATTGCCGACAAGCTGGCAAAGGATTTGCCGGAGAACCGGATTCACCGCGGCGCCGTGTGCCTGTGTACGAAATCCTCCTTCACCGGAGAAATCGACCGATAGTGAGTTGGCCGGGGCCAGCTCCAACTGGTCCCCGGCCTGTTACGAATGCAACCTGTAAAATTACAATTAGTAACGATTTATGAATACACTAATGAATTCCAATGGGCAACAGGATTTGATGACCGTTGCCGACAAATTAGACAAGCTGGCCGAAACCGGTCTTTGCAATGACCTGACTGGATTCAAGAAGGCATTTGCGGTCGCCAATGCCATTGTAGCCCTCCGGGAAGCACTGACTGAGGAAGTCATGAAGCCTATTATGTCTCTTCAAGGGTCCCCTCTTGGGTTCCGAACAGATAAGGACAAAGAGAAAGGCTATCCGGTTAATACGGTGCGGGAATGCGCCATTTCCGCCTTGTTGAAGGGGGTACAGATGACCGGAAACCAGTTCAATATTATTTCCGGGCGGGATTATATCACCAAGGAAGGTTTTACCGCTTTGCTGAAAAAGGTTCCCGGCTTGACTTACAGCATTGATTTGGGACTGGCCCGACTGAAAGAAGACAAGGGGGCGGTTGTTACGCCGAAGATCGTCTGGCAACAGAACGGCGGAAAAACCAACGAAAAGACGCTGGAATTGGCAATTCGGGTGAATACCGGAATGGGGCATGACGCTATTCTGGGGAAGGCGGAGAGAAAGGCAAAGTGCTGGCTTTACAATGAAGTGACGGGCAATTCTTATACGGATGCCGATGCGGAAGAAGCCGGACCCGATATGCGGAACGTAACAGGGACTTCCAAAAAGTCTTCCGCCGTCAATCCTCTTGCGGGCGCTGCTGTACCTCCGCCAGTGGCGGCGGCATCCAGGCAGGAAGAAAAGCCCCTTGAACCGGAAGTGGTTTCTTCGCCCACTCCTACTGATGATTTGAAGTTGGAACCGGAATCTGCCGTGAGCGTGGCAGACTTGGAAAAACTGCTGCGAGACCACGGCGTGACGATGCCCCAGGTAGTGAATTTCTGCCGGGGCCGGCAGATTTATTACGTGCAGGGAGCCAGCCGGGAAGAGACGTTCCCGCCCAAGACGCTGGAGTGGCTGGTGGCGAATTTCAACCAGGTGGTTGCCTGGGTGGGGGCCTCCGGGAAGTAAGCATGCAGGATAGCAAGGATCTTTAGCTATGAATGTTTTAGATTTATCGGGCTTTGCGACTTTCGGCGAGGCTTGTGGCCGGGTGGATAATCCGCAGGCGTACCACGATTCCAAGAAGGGGATTCCTCACTGTGTCTCCAAGTCCATGCTGACGGATTTCGCCCGGAATCCCTATAAATGGAAGTATCGTCAGGATGAAGGGATTGAGAAGGTTTCCCAGGGGTTCCGGTTTGGTTCCCTGGTAGATTGTCTGGCCCTGACGCCGGATCAGTTCAAGAATCAGTATCTCGTGGAAGGGTGGCTGCCGGGGGTGAATAAGAACGGCTCCGTGTCCAAGACGAAGCAGGACGACGGGCAAGCAGCCCGCTGGGCGGCGTTTGCCGACCGTGGGGGAGCCGTGCTGACGCCGGAGGAGTACGCCGAAGCGCAGAAGGCCGTGGGGATTTTCAACGACTACCTGCGCACCGAACACGGGCTGGTGCTGGGGGATTCGTTTGATTCCCAGGTGGCGATGTATAAGACGCTGCTCATTGAGTACGCGCCGGACAAGCCTCCGGTTCCGATTACGATTACGGGGATGATCGACATTCTTCCTCACGATGAAGAGATGCCGATTATTGATATGAAGACGACTTCCACGCCCGTGGAGGATTCCGGCCTGATTGACCGGGATATGGCCCGCTACGGGTACGGCTGGCAGGCTGCCTTGTATTGCGATTTGTATGAGGCGATTTTCGGGATACGCCGGAATTTCATGTTTGTGTTCATGGAGTCGGCAGCTCCTTACTGCATTTCCGAGGTGCGGATGGATCAGGAGGCCCTGGAGCATTACCGGGGGCAGTATATGGCCGCCCTGCGCCAGTATGCCGAGTGCGTGGCGACGGGGATTTATCCGGGAGCTGTGGCCTTGCCGCGGTATTTCCGCATTCCGCGCTGGGAACTTAAAAAGGGATGGGAAGGAGGTGCGGCATGATGACCACGCTGACCATTACTTTGCCCCACACGCCGCGCTGCCTGTCTCCGAATGCGAAGGCCCCTCTCACGCAGAGGGGGGCCATTGTGGCCGGTTATAAGAAGACGGCTGCCAAGAGCCGCGCCCGGAATATAGCCTGGGGCAGGACTTATGAAGCCCTGAATGGCCGGAGGATGCAACCGACGCATTACCGGGTGGCCTGGTTTTTCAAGGGGCCGAAGCCGGACGCGGATAATTGCTTGGCCCGCTGCAAGGCGTATCTGGACGGGGCCTGCAAGGCTATGGGGATTGACGACCGGACGCTGGACTGCGCCGGGATTGACCGCGTGCATGATCTTACCCGCGCCGGACAGGTGGAAATCGTGTTTGAAAGGAGGGATCAATGAACTCTGCTGAAAGCTATGAAGTCAGGGTTATGAGGTATTCGCGGTTCGCACCGGATGATACGACCAGCGGCTATCAAGTAGTGCATCTGATTAGCGGCAGGCCTGTTGCAAGATTCTATATAGGCAATCTGACGAAGGAAAGCGCGTTCAACCATGCCCGCATCCTGTGTAATGTTCTCAATAGGGAGGAGGCCGAACGTGACGCCTGAACAGAAAGCTTTTTATGAATATGGTCGAGCTGTGGAATCTCTCAGAGGGACAATTTATAAAATCCGCAAAAATGCCATTCATGAATTCGGGGAACCATATCGCCGTCTCATGATGCATGAACAGAAATGCCTAATTAACGCGATGGGCCTTGCCTCGAAAATTCATGTCGTTCGCCAGAAGCGGGCCGCGTGCAGGGCGTGGGCGGTTGAAGAGCGGTATTGCTGTATTTGTGCTCACGGGCCGATGAACTTGCGGGAAAAAGTATGCTGGACATGTATACACCACCACCACTGGGAGCCGAGAAAGGAGGGGGAATCATGAAATACCTCTTTGACCTGCCGCCCCGTGACCTTACGCGGAAACCCTACACTGTGGGATCCAATGCGAAACTTCTTAAAAAATTAGATTACTTAGTATCGTTATCTATTTGGTCAAAAATATGGCAAAATGACTCCCATTCTGATCTTAAAATAGTTTTTCCTGAATCGATGGTTCTGAGCATGTTGTCATCCATTTTCACATATTTGTATTTGATATGGTTTTCTTTCAAAAAATCTGCAGTAGTCATGAGGGGAAGACATTCTTTCACTTCATTATTTGGAGCTATATTTTTAATTTCATGCCAGGTAGAATAGTAATCTCCCATTTTTTCACATGAGTACTTTTTCGCAATATGAGGGAAAATTTCATACAGCTTTTCAATATTGTTGAAATCATCAATATCTAAAACAGTTTTGTAGGTAATGTTAGTTGGAGTTTCGTTCACTACAACAATATAATAATTATTCGTCATATTGAATGAATATCAAAATAATAATAATTTGTCAATAAAAAAAATGCCAACACGATTGATCAGAGAAGGTATTTTGACTTCCGAGCGCGTCGCCTCCCTATCCTGGGAAGCGGAGGTGTTCTACCGACGCCTGATGTCTGTGGCAGACGATTACGGCCTTTATGACGCCAGGACGCCCATTCTCCGTTCTGCGCTGTATCCTCTCCAACTCGACAAGATGAGCGAGTGCAATATTCAACGCTGCCTCTCCGCGTGTGAGGCCGCGGGGCTTATTCTGCTTTATTCTTACAATGAGAAGCCATACTTGATGATTCTGGGGTTCGATCAGCAGGGGAAGTCCATGCCCAAATGGCCGCTTCCGAACGGTTACGAAGTGCTGAAAGTTTCCGACAAGAAATACGAACTGCGGAAACTCGTAACAGGTCGTAACGATTCGCCTCAACCCGTTACTTATGCGAATGCGTATTCGGAGACGGAGACGAAGACGGATGCGAATGCGAAGAAATTACCTGTAAGCCGAGGCATAGAGCAGTTCCCGCGGGACGCGGAGGATGTGCGGCTTTTCATGGCGGCCCAGCTTATGGCTCCCAAGGGAGACGAGTTGAAACGGTGCGCAGAGTCGTTTTTTGATGATTTCAGCGCCCGTGGCTGGCGGGACAGCAAGGGGATTCCTCTTGCCGATTGGAAGCCGGCAGCCCGGAAGTATGCCCGTTCCTGGGTCACGAATAATGCGCAGCGGGGACATCAAGGTTCGTCTGGGCGGAATGACGCCAATGCGGGAAGGAGGTACGAATGATGGATGATATTCAACGTTTGGCCGGGCAGGTTTCCGTGATGCCTTCCCAGGACGGGATTGTCCGCAGTTACAAGCCGGTACGGTACGATATGGGCGGGTTTGACGAGTCCGTTCACCCGGAGGTGCAGGCCATGCACCGGGAAGTGCAGTGGTTTATTAACGATATCGTTAATAAGGTTCGTCCGCGCCGCTGGCTGTCCCTGCTGGGGGCTTCCGGGGTGGGCAAGACGCATCTGGCGGAGGCTGCCAGGGATGCGCTGACTAAATCACGCCCCACGTTGCCCATTCAGCTTTGGAAGTGGCAGAAGGTGGTTTCCATGCTTCGTTCCGGGGATTGGGCGTTTATTGAATATTTGGTTAAAGAGGTGTACGTGCTGATTCTGGATGATATTGGCGCGGAGAATACTTCCCCCGCTATTCTTTCCGCCCTGAACCGTGTTGTCGATGGGCGGCTGGGGAAATGGACGATGCTCACGTCTAACCTGCTGCCGGAGCATATCGGGGAACATCTGGATGCCCGGATTGCCTCACGACTCTACCGCGGCAATAACGTGGTGTGCCGGGTCAAGGATGCGCCGGATTATTGTTTTGAACGGTATATGAGAAGGGAGGAAGGGAGATGAAGCAGGAATATAAGAATCTATTGAGGAACATTATACACCGGAAGGTGAGTCCGTCGCAGCTGCTTATTCTGATGGAAATCCGAGACCATCCGGGCAGGATGTCGCGGGAGATTGCCACCCGTTGCCATTTGGATCCCAGCAATGTGTCTCACCGGCTGGATTATCTGGTGCGGGCCGGCGACGTGATCAGAATCGGCACACGGCCTTGCGTGTTTTATATCAGCAGGCAGGGGCGTGATTTTTTAGAGTGTCTTGAGGATTCAAAGCCAACAGGTTGATTGTCTCGGGCAAGAAGTATTGATTCTCACCAAATTGACGCGCTGAAAATCAGGAGGGTAAAATATTGGTATGAGAAGGAAGGATAACAAGACCAAAGTGACCGAGAAGAAGAAGGAGTTTGCGAGGCTTCTGGTTGCGGAAAAGTTGTCCAAGGCGGACGCTTATCGTAAGGCCCACAATCGCAAGGATATGAGTAATGTCGCAGCCAGCAAGGCGGCATCCCGTTTGTCCAAAGATGACGAAGTTTTGCGAATGATTGACAAATTGAATAAGCAACTGGATAAGTCTGCTGTGCTGACCAGGCAGCAGCGCATGGAATGGTTGTCCCGCGTAGTGACAACTCCCATCGGCAATGTTGGTAGCGCATCCGATCTCTGTCAGGAGGTTTCCATGGATGAAACCGGAGCGAAATTTAAGATGCCCTCAAAAATCGCCGCTATTGCCGAGCTTAACAAGATGGATGGCGCATACACTCCTCAGAAGATGGAAGTGGATGCAGGAGAGAATTTTATAACTCTGCTGTCCTCCCTGCCTTTTGAGCCTCCCGTGAAGCAGGGATAAAAACATTGATTCTCGCCAACTTGCATTTCCCGTGTTTTGTGGCTCATGATTGAGCCATGTTAAATTTTCTGGGAATGACGCGCCATTTGTCCACGACGGCAGGCTATGCCAAGCGCATAGGCTGGCTTTTGTTCGAGGATGTGACGCAATCTCCGTTCCCGGTAACAGGAGTTTCTTTCACCGGTGTGGTGAAGACGGAACAGGGAGACTTGCCCGTTGTTATTGAACACGGCGAGCAAGAACATTGTTTGGAGCTTACTTTTCCTGCCCTGCCTGTTGGCCGCTGGCCGTATGCCATTCATGCACAGGATGAGTCCGGAGAGGATTTGAGGCTGTTTTCCGGTTATATTGGGGCCGTGGATTCTGTGGCTCCTGTTGAGTCGTCCACGGTGTACGATATTCCTGCAATGGGTATTACGATACCTGTTGAGGCAAGTAAGACGATCAAGGCCCAGTGGCTTTCCAACACGGCCTCCATTATCGCGGCCCAACAGGCGCAACAGAATGCCAACACTTCCTCCACCAATGCGGAAACGGCGAGCCAGGCAGCCAAGACGGCAACGGACGCGGCAGCCACCGCTGCTGCACGGGCCGAAGAGGCGGAAGGCTATGCAGGGGCTGCCTGGGCCTCCAAAAATGCTGCCGCCGATTCTGCGACCGCCGCCAGCACATCCGCAACTAACGCGGCTCGTGACGCCAAGAGCGCCAATGACGCTAAAACGTCTGTGGAGTCGCTGGCCGCCACCTGGCCGGAAACGGTCAACAACGGGAAGCAACAGATTATTGAAGCCAGGAATGAGGCTGTTACTGCCATTCAGGATAAGCAAGCCGATTCTGTTCTTGCCGTGGGACGTGCCTCACAGACCGCTCAGCAGAATATAGCCGGCGCACGAACGGATGCCGTTGCCGCCGTGCAAACGGCGCAGGAGAGAGCGGTGGGGGCGATTACGCCCCTTGTCCAGCGCGCCGAAACCGCTAAAGAGGCTATAGATCAGGCGGAGGGGCGCATCAATACGGCGGCGACTAATGCCGCGACCTCCGCCACCAGCGCGGCCAACTCCGCCACAGAAGCCCAGCAGGTCCTTGAGGCCATACCGCAGGTGGACGCCTCCGGCAACATGACGCTGGCCGGCAATATCACCGCCGCGGGAGGCACGTTTGACGCGGTCGTCAATGCCAATGGAGGCATCAACATTCCTCTGGCCGTGGGGGCGGTAACGGATACGTCAGCGGTTAATCGCCTGTACGCCGCGGGCATGGCCGGCGTGACGGGCATCCTGACCTCTAATGCTTTCCTCAATACGGATGCCATTACCGCGTCAGGATCTTCGACAGTCACCAAAACAGTTCCCTACCATTTGGCTGGTATTAAGGTTCCCAAGGGTACTCATTCGACCATTCAGGCGAGATTTGAGGTGAGCAACCCTCAATGGAATTATTCCAGTTTCGCCGGGTTCTCTTTCCTTTGGCGCGCTACCAATGCCGCAAAGTTGTCCTTTGGTATCGGCCGCGGCGGGAAGACGATTCGTCCCGACCTTTCCATAGATTCTTACAGTATTATCCCGGCAAACGGTTTGGCTTACAATCACGGCGAAATTCTGGATATTACTTTTGATAACGTGAGAAATACGGACCGCAACGGTTATACGGTGCGGGTGCGTGAGATTTTTGCGCTTAACAATACGGACAGCTGGCAGGTTAAGACTACAACCAGCTTTGTTCCGGCCAGTCAGAACGAGCCTGTTCCGTGGACGATTGCCAAGATTATCTATCAACAAAAATCTGTCGCCAGTATTGCCAGGTATGAAGATACAGGAGCGCTCTGGCTCATGCTCACCGGAGGCCAGGGGAATAATCTGTATCAAATTGCCACATGCCGCGGCGTCAGTAATTTTGAAACCGGGGTTGGTGTTTCCCAATGGGTGACTGATGTGGTGAATAATGCGGCTGGCGACGTTTCTGTTTATGCGGGAACCGGAGAGTACACCTATTACCATCCCGGAAATGTTAATCCGGTTTTCTATGGTCTGGATGCGATATCCCGCAACTGTATTGAAACCGAAGAAACGGCTGATTTTGTGGACATTAACATACCTCTCTAATCATGAATAATGCAGAGATACAGATTCAGTTTCCGAAGCCTGGAACATGGCAGGAATTCACTCTGACAGCTGTCTATCAGGACGCGGAAGGGTACACCCGGACAGCCCGCTACGCCCCTAATGAAATTCCAGCGGACCATGCCCCGGCAATGGCCGCTGTTGTGTCCTCTCTGGTGGAACTGGGCGAGGACTGGCAAGCCGTCCAGGTGTGGGCCCGGCTGGGAAAAGATGTCCTGACCCTTGCGGAGGATGGTGCCTATACAATGATTGATGCGGTATCTTTGACCGTTGAGGCCGTCCATGCGGAGACCAAAGGCCGCAGGATTTTTACAGTCTCGGACTACCCGGCTTTTATCCTGACCGACCCCGCCGACGTGGAGTTTTTCAAGTTTTTCACAACCAATAACAAAGACAATGACTACTAATGATCAATGCAACCACGCCCTGGCTATCGCCAAGGATATGTATTATGCCTTCCTGGAAAACCAGAAGGAGGGCACGAATTGGGAAGGGCTTCCCGACGATGATAAAGCCGGATGGCGGAATGTCGCAGAACAGGCCCTTCCTATTATCGCAAAGCATGCTGCCAATGACATCCGGGTGTATTTGGACCTTAAAGCATCCGTGGCTACCGGCTGGAAAAAATGGCTTTACTGGGCCGGGGTCGGCATCGTTGGCGCCATCCTTGGCGGCTTGGGAATGTCCCTCTCCGGCTGCGGCCATTCCGTGGACGTGACGCCGGAAAAGACGGTGGTATGCAAAGACGGCTCCTGCCTAGTGCTGGAACCGGGGCATATCTCCTACAGTCAGGCCCAGCCGGAAACGGATGTTCCGCCCATCGTGCAAACCATCAAGAAATAAGGCCATGTGTAAGCTCTCCGAAGTACCGGCGCGTTTCCTGGATTTTGCCAAGGCTTCCCCCGTGTTTGCCTGCGTCCTGATGTCGCTGACGATATGCGGCGGGGCATGCTGGTACATCGGGGAGGTGGTCAGCCACCACAATGACCGCCTTTGTGATCTGATGACCATGCAGACGCAGGCCCAGGTGGAGACGGCCAAGGCGATCCAACTACTTGCCGTCAGAATCGAAAACATAGAAAGGAAGCTGGAAAAGTGAATAAGCTGCTGAATCCTTCCGTTCTTTTGCCGCTGATGGGGGGCAGCGGCCCGGCGTTTTTGCCGCCTGCGGAGACACGGCTGCAAGCATTGTCGCGTTCTGCTTCCCCATTGCGTGCCTTGTGTTCCTCCGATGTGCGGAACGCTGACCAACTGTAAAGTTTTTCTTACAAGTTCCCTTTATCTAATAGCCAATAGTTTATAACTTAATTAACCATGCCGGAACGATACCTTTACTTACTCGTCATTGAAACTCCCGGACGCAAGCAGGAGATGCACATGCTGCACAGCAGGAAGCAGCGTACAGCCTACAAAGCCCAACACGCGGAATGGCATCTCAACAGCACCTACGTGGAGTATGACTTGCCGGAACATCTTATTAACCAACATTTGAACAAATGAATATCGCTTTAGACATCGGACACGCCAAGGGCACAGGAGCCCGCGGCAACGGTCTGGAAGAGCATGCCGTGGCATCCAGCATTGCCCATCATCTTTTTTACGCCTTGAGAACACAGGGGCATACTGTCCACGTTCTGGACTTTCCAGATAAGGGTAACCAAGAAGATCTGACCTCCACCATCCGGGTGGCTAATGCCGATGGGTACGACTTCGGCATCAGCATCCATTGTGACTGTTCCGACAATCCAGAGGCCCATGGTGCCCATGTTTGCTTCTACCCCGGCTCTGTTCCGGGGAGCCGTCTGGCCGCCTGTATTGCCGAACCTCTGGCAGACCTTCTGCCGGGACGAGCCAATACGATTCAAGCCCGGCCGGGGCTGGCCATCCTCAAGCAGACGCGCATGCCATGGGTATTGTGCGAATGCGGGTTTATCAGTAACGCCGGGGATGCGGATATCATGAAGCATCATCCGGAGAGCATTGCCAACGCGATTGCCGAGGGCGTCCGGGATTTTACGGCGCAGGAGCTTGTTTAGTTGTTTTCATCATTAGTTGTTATGGGATCTATTTTCAAACCTAAAGTGACACAGGCTCCGGCTCCGCCGGTAGTAGAAGAGCCGCTGAATCCGACGGCTACGGAGAAGTCTGTTTCCGATGCTTCGGAGGATGTTCAGACCAAAAGTAAGCGCAGGTTGAAGCTGTCCGATACGGTGAATAATCCGAATCTGTCCGGCGGTTTGTCCACGTTGCGCAAAACCCTGGGATAGCAGCCATGGAGGTACGCGATTACATTTCCCTGGCAGATAATCTGCGCACGGAACGCGCCGCTTTTGAAGGCGGCTGGGATGAAATGCGCCGTATTATCATGCCCAGGGCTACGGGCAACGCTTATCCCGACCGCGTACCTGATCACAGCGGCGGATTGGAGCATAGCGACGTCGCCAATAACAGCCTGAAGAAGCTGGCATCCGCCCATTTGACTTATATTACGCCTTTGGACAGGCGCTGGTTTACCTTGCGCCCGGTAGGTTTTAATAAGGATGGGAATCAGGCTTTGAATGATTGGTACAGCAAGGTTACGGAGGTGATGGAGCGGGAACTTGCCGTTTCCAATTTTTATTCAGTGATTCATGAGGTTTACCTTGATCGCTGCCTGACGGGAACCGGCTGCATGTTTGCCGAGATGAATATTAACAGGCAGCTGATTTTCCGGCACATTCCCACGGGAACTTACGCTATCGCGGAGTCGGAGTCAGGGGATGTTGATACGCTGGTGCGCTGGTTCCGGCTGACGGCTCACCAGGCGGCGCAGAAGTGGAAGGAGGAGGCTCTGGGCCCAAAAGTGCGGAGAGCGCTCAAGGATGCCAGGAGACGCTATACGGATTCTTTCGAGTTTGTGCAATGCGTCCTGCCTAACCCGCAGGGCAAGCTGTTGTCCGACCATGTGCCGCCTGGCAAGAGAGCGTGGAAGGACGTCATTATTTCGTTGGACGATAAGAAGATTGTGTTTGAGAGCGGTTTTTTCGAATTTCCGTTTCTGGTGACGCGCTTTCTGCGCTGGGGAGACAGCCCCTACGGGGTGGGACCGGCATGGTTCGCGCGGCGCACGATCCGCATGGCTATCGACATGGAGAAGATTCTTTACACGCTGGGACAGACAAAGGCTTATCCGAGGCTTTTCCTGCTGGCAGAGCAGTATGGGGAGGTGGATTTGCGCGCCGGAGGCAGGACCGTCATTTCTCCGGAAGCGGCGGAACTTGGCTTGCCGCGCGAATGGGGCACACAAGGGCAGTATGATATCGGGCTGGAATACCTGCGGGGTCTGTACGCCAAGATTGAAGAGGCTTTTTACGTTCCCATGCTGGAAACCGTTTCCCGCATCGACCGCCAGATGACGGCTACGGAGGTGGCGGCCCGGGAAGCCGAGAAGGTGCTTGGGTTTACGCCTTCTTTTACGTTGTTTGTGAGCGATTTCAGGATGATGTGCCAGCGTATTATGGCCCTGTTGTACCGCGCCGGGAAGCTTCCGGAGCCGGTTCAGGGCGTGTTTGAGGTCAACCGGCGGGGCGCTCCTACACGCCTGGCCGTCCCCCAGGTTCAGTTCATGGGCAAGATTGCCCAGGCGATTGCACGTACACAGACGGACGGCTTGATGACGGCTCTTGAGTCTATCGGAACTTTGTCGCAGATGACCGGCCGGCCGGAGCTGCTGGATATTGTGAATCTCAATAAGGCCGGGGAATTGATTTACGATTCCAAGGGCGCCCCGATGGAGTGCAAGGCGACAGAGGATGAGGTGAAGGAGAAGGAGACTGAAAGGAGGAATCAGCAGGAAGCGGCCATGCAGGCAGCCCTTGCCGAACAGTCCTCCGTGGCTAACAGGAATAATGCCCAGGCCCAGCAGGCTTTACAAACGACATGAAGACGGATCCCACCAATAAGTACGAACAGTACATGAAGCGCCGCAGAAGGATTTTCCGGGAAGCATTCAGGAATCCGGAAGTCCTGGAGGAGCTGAAGAGACATTTCCAGACCGATCTTCCCTGTTTCCAGGGGAAGGCCGGTTCTTACGACCCCCTTGACGCTATGCGTCGAGACGCCTACCGCGAGGTGGTTTTGTTCATCGAAGCGGTCATGGGCAATCATTACGAACCAGAAGAAGAGATATAGAAGAAGTACCATGATTTTATCTAAGTTGTACCATAACCGGTTTCTTTTTGAAGAGGCTCCGGAGAATGGAGTCGGTGGCGGAGGAGGTTCCGCCGCCCCTTCCGCTTCCGGACGTCCCAGCCTGGCTAATCCTGCACCGGAGCCGACTCCGGCGGATGATGAGCAGCCGAACCCTCCTCCCCCATCGGATCCGGGTTCTCCGCAGGGAGATCCGCCTTCCCAGGGGGATTACGTGTTGACGTTCGATGATACGTTTTCCGGAGACGAGACGCTGCAGCAGTTGCTGACCGAGACCGGCAAGGCCCACGGGCTTCCTGTCGAGGGGCTTTCCGCGTTTATCAAGGATATGGATGCGCGTCTGGCGGCCAAAGCGGCCGAACAGAAGCAGGCGCAGGATGCCGCCATGGAAGAGGCCTGGAGACAGCTGGATGGAGAGTGGGGCCGGGACAGTGACGCACGCCAGATGCGCGCCGTTCAAATGGCCGGGAGGTTGTGCCGCATGGCCGGTATCGACCAGAGCGTGTTTAATGAGATGGGCATTGCCGATCATCCGGCCATGTACAGGATTCTGGATGCAGTAGGCCGGATTCTGGACGAGCCGGCTCTTCCGGCGCCCCCCGGACGGCAGGAACAGCAGGCCCGCGGCGAAGCCCGGCGCATGATGCACGATCCGGAACACCCGGATTATTCGGCATTCCACGATTGCGACCATCCGCGTTTTGCCGAGGTGAGGGCCAAGTATATGCGGCTGATGGGTGCGTAAGCAGATATTGCTTTTCCAGCAAGCCCTGTTTCCTTTTTGGGAGCAGGGCTTTTTTAAGGAAGAAGTTCCGGTAGGGATTCCGCAGCGGAGCGCAGCTGATCCACGGAGGGGCGGATGTACACGCTATGCACGGCGGAAGAGTCATGCCCCACCAGCTCCATGGCCAGCCCCTGCGATACGCCTGATGCCTGCAACAACGTGGCCGCCGTGGCCCGAATGCTGTGGAAGGACTTGCTGTTCATCCTCCTTCTGCGGCCGCCGGCCGCTCCATGCACCACGCCGATGCCATGGGTGCGCAACAGGAGGCCGAATTGATAGGACGCGCCATCCCCCAGGGCCAGCAGGGGCGCGTGAAGTAGTTCATCCGCCGGTTCCCCCGCTTCCTTCCAGCGGGCAAGCGCCCATTGGTAAAAGCCTTCTCTCATGGGCTGGTCCATCCAGCGCCCCGTTTTGCCCGTGTCAAAGCGCACGATGCGGCGTTCCCAGTCAAACTGATTCCAGTTGAGGCGCAGAATATCCCCCAGCCGCTGGCCGTAGGTTTCAAACGAGCAGCGTACCGCGGAACTCCACAGGGGCGGGAAATGCTCAATCATGTAGCGGATCTCGTCGAGTGTGAAGGCTTCCTTGTGCAGCTTTTCCCCGGCACGGTCCGGGGGAATGGAAACGCCGGCGCACGGATTGCGGTCAATTACTTCTGAATCCACGGCATCCGCGAATGCCTGGGAAAGAACGGACATATCCTTGTACACAGTCTTTTGCCGCACCAGTTCGCGGCGAGCCGCCACAAAGCCCTTGATGTCCGCCTTGGTGATCAGGCGAAGCGGGGCGTTCGCCCGCGCTCCCAGATACTCGTAAAAATGCTTGCAGGCGGTTCTGGCATTGTAGGCCGTCTGTTCGGAGACAAGAGCCGCCTTGCGCCCAACAAATCCGTCACACCAGGCACGCACGGAAACATTGTTGTGCACCTGGTATTCTTCCGCTTCCGCGCAGGCTATCTGCACGCCCCGCTGGTAGGCGATACGTTCCGCCAGTTTGGCCGTGATCCGGTCTCCTTCAAATTCTCCGCCATTCACAGGAACTTTCGTGGAACGGCGCTTCATCTTGCCGTCCGGCCCCTGAAATGTCACCATCCAGTAGGGCGAGGATTTTTCCTTGTTGATGGACAGACGCCCCTTGTAAAAAGGTTTGCTCATACCTGTAATATCTTCTGTAATGGTTTTGTAATAAGGTTCGCGTAAGAAAACCTACGCGAACCTTATTCATAATCCCCTACGTTATCAAGGTTTACGTAGGTTTTCTTACAGAAACTTTTGGCGGAGAGAGTGGG